TCTGGAGGATCTATGGAATGGCGAAGACATTGAACACCATCTAGAATCAAACGAAGCATTCTGTCCTTATTTCTATTCCATTGAATCCTTCCTGCAAACAATTGAAGCTCCTCTTCTCGTAGAGAGTGCAATTGTTTATTATTGTCCCATTAAGGGCATTGGTTATGCTGGCACGTTTGACATGCTGGCAGTAATGAAAGACAAAAGGATTGTACTTCTTGATTGGAAAACAGCATATAAAGCAAAGCCTGATTATCAACTGGCTGACTACAGAATGCAACTTGGAGCTTATGTCCAAGCAATTGAACAAATGTACCAAATTGAAATTGATGGAGCCCATTGCGCTATTGCTATTCACGATCCTGACACTGGCGAGGGAGAAGAGGCTCAAATACTCTCGCTGTCAAGCGCAGAACTTGCCTGTCAAGCCGCCATCATGAATGAAAAGACCAGCAGGTACTTTACGAATTATTACCCTGGTGGCAAGCCCTTCGTCATTTCCATTGACAAGGGCCAGTGAAACGGCTACATTAGGCAAGCCCTGAACAGGGGCTCCAACATCCTCCAAGGAAAACACCGTGGCAAATCGCCCTCCCATCACTGCAGCAATTGATCTCACTCCCGAGCTGCTCAACGCCCTCAAGGCCGCCGGTCCCAACGAACGGGGGAAATACAGCCTCGACATGGCAGTTTGGGAAAACACCAAGTCCACTTCTGATCGCGCTCCTGGTTTTACTGGCAGCGTGAAGCTGAAAGGCGACAAAGGCGACGGACCCAAAGGATTTGCGAGCGTTTGGACTAACATGACGACCACTGCTTCTGACGACTTGTTTTGAGCGTAGTGCTGGCCCCGAGAGGGGCCTTTCCTTTCCCTTTTATTACCATGCACCTCGTCGATCATCAAATCAGCAAGCTTGCTGAAAACGATTTGTTCATGCCTTTTGTTGGCGAAAAACGCCGCATGCTTGACAATGGCACCAAAGCAATTTCCTATGGTTTGTCGCAAGCAGGATATGACTTGCGGCTATCAGAAGAAGAGTTTTTGATTGTTGACAAAACATCAAAGAATGGTCGCGCCAAAGTTGAGCTTGATCCAAAGAATTTTGATAGTACCATTCCATACGAGGCTGCTCTTAATCGCAAAGATGGCAGTAGCTTCTTCCGTCTGCCTCCTTTCAGTTATGGCCTGGGGCGCAGCTTAGAGCTGATCTCCATGCCCTCCAATGTGATTGGACTGTGCGATGGGAAAAGCACCTACGCTCGTTGTGGCATCATCATCAATGTGACGCCCATTGAACCTGGCTGGGCTGGTCGCTTGACGATTTCCATCTCCAATCCTCTTCCTTTCCCAGCCCTCATATATGCCAATGAAGGCATTGTGCAAGTGATGCTCCACTCCATTGAGGAAGTTGAGCAAGCTTACACTGGCTCGTACCAAAACTCTGCTACGATAAGCCTACCTGCCGTTGGCTAGTGAGTGCTCTCGAAGATGATTTCCTAGGGCTGTGGCAAAAACGCAGCCCTTTTTTGCTGCTTGAACGAGAATACAGTGACATTGAAGCATGGGAAGTCGACTACCAACAACGCTATGCCAAGTCAAAACGCAGTAAACGCTATCGCCTAGATTTTGCCCATCCTGCTTCTCGCATTGGCATTGAAATACAAGGAGGAGTATTTATGCGCGGAAGACATGTTACGGGCTCTGGTTATGAACGAGACTGCAGAAAGTACAACATTGCCTACACCAGTGGCTGGACCATTTTTCTGCTTACTTCCACCATGACCAAAGACCTTTTTTGGTTTGATCTAATTGCTGCGTATATTGATCAATCAATGTTGATGCTTCAACAAGCAAATCATTAGCTGCCATCAAGTCGGTGTCACGCTTATCTAATACTTGCCGAAGTTGCATATTTTCTAGCACTAAACTTTGCAATGCTGTTTGCATGGAAGCCCATCCCACTAGCAGATTACCAGCCACTTCTTTCAATTGCTTCATGTCGGTGCATTCTGCAATTGCCCTTTTGTTTACAGTGATGGCAAATTCACGCTGTGGGCTGTGCTCAAATGGTCCCATGATGGTGATGCGCGTCTTGCCATTGTAAACCCTTTCCACTGGAATGCCAAATTTCATAGTGCTAGCAGGAGCCTTTTAGAACCATAGTGAGTTACTATGGTATGCTAAGACGCCCTTCAATGCTGTCATGACAGGACATGCCCAATGGCGCTGGTGCCCAAGGAAAGGCCTGGTGTGGGAAATGAAGCCAATGCCCCAGCCTCGAAGCAATTGGCCTCAGGAGGCTAGCCAGTTGCTTCCGACGATGGTAAAGTGGCAGTTCGAGCAGCCTCGCCAATGACCCATTCAATTGCTGACCATCCACCAGCAGATCCTCTTGACGATGGGAAGAGCTATTTGCGTCTCATTGATTCAATGGGAAATAGCTTATCAGTTGTGAGTGATGCACGGCAATCTTTTGACAAAGAAACGGAAGTGTGGGGCGACAAAGAAGCTAAATTGCTTTACTATCTCATCCGAAATCACCATACAAGTCCATTGCGTGGTGTTGTTTTTAAATGGAAGGTGAAGGCGCCATTGTTCATTGCAAGGCAATGGTACAAACATACAATTGCTTCCACTTACGTTGATGATCAACTTGGCTGGAATGAGAAGAGCTTTCGTTATTGTTCAGCGGAAGATGCAGAATTCTATTGCCCTAGTGTTTTCTACCAGCAAAGTGAAGACAATCGCCAGGCCGCTGGGAAGCCCCTGTCGGAGGCCGAAACAGACTATACAGACTTAGCCCAGCAATACTATTGCGCGGCCTTGTACGCGGCCACAGAAGCCTATGAAGGGCTTCTACTGGCAGGAGTGTGCAAGGAACAGGCGCGAGCCATTCTTCCCTCTGCGCTTTATACGAGCTTCGTTTGGACGTGCTCCTTGCAGGCTCTGTTTCATTTCATTTCCTTGCGCATTGGGCATGGCGCCCAAGGGGAAATCGTTGCTTATGCCAAAGCTTTGCTTGAACTAGGCCGTCCTGTTGCGCCCGAAGCATTTGCCGCTTTTGAAGCAAACAACTATCAATTCTGATCATGACTGATTTCGTTAATCATCCTCCGCACTATCAAGGCTCCATTGAATGTATTGATGCCATTGAAGCTTCTATGAGCGCAGAAGCTTTCAAAGGCGCACTGAAGGCCAATGTAATAAAGTATGTTTGGCGCTACGAAGGGAAAGGCGGCGTTGAATCGCTTCAAAAGGCACAGTGGTATCTCACTCGCCTCATTGCCGTCGTCGAAACAGAACGCGGTCAAATCAAAGCCGCCTTTTCTGAATTAGCTGATGTGCTTGCAGAGGAAAGAGCCGCCTACGATCCCGATGACTATATGGTGAGTGGCTGTCTCGATGGTTTTTGTCCATTGCCTAATGTTCGCACTGGCCCGTCAGAAAGCATGTTTCAGCCAATTAACTAGCCAGTCCTAATTGCAACAATGGCGGCCAGACGAAAATTGCTTTTTCTTTTGGCTGCTCATGCACAGGCAAGATGCGCTGCGTGCTTTCCATCCATTGCTCCCAGTCGCCAATGTCAGTGTGGGCACTCACGAAACTATGTGAATGTACCCACATAAGCAAAGCTTCTTCTCTTTTCTGTGTCCAGAATTGCTGGGGCCTCCACCATTCAAAAACTGGCAAGCTTCCTTTGCTTGCATTACAAACAAGGCATGAAGGAATAGAATTCCATTTTGCAAAATGTGGCCCTCCTTTACTCTTTGGCACAATATGATCAATCGTTAATTTCTCGTTCCACTGCCCGCAATAAGCGCAAGCACAATGACCAAAAGGCCCTTTAGTAGCAAAGTCTTCAAAGATGCTTTTACGAAATCGACGCTTGGCCTCACCAGGCCGCAGTTCTGACAATGAATGAAGAAGCTCGTTCGGCCCGTTCATCATTCCCATAGCAGCACCAAACTGTCTGCTCATAGTTTAGCCACCAAAAGCTAGCCCGATGGCGGTGTAGAATAGGGAAAAGAACTTCTTAAGATCATGAAGGCCTGGCAAGAGGGTTTCGCTGCTTTTGCGGCCACACTGACTGCTTCCATGCTCCTTGCTAGCGGAGGCATGTTAATTGCAGTTAGCAATCAACAAATGAGAGTATCAGTGCAAATTGAAAGCATCACTGAAAAATTAAGCAGTCTCACGGAAAGCATGAAAGGCCTCGAAGGACGGGTGAGAAGTTTGGAAATAAAGCGCTAAGCTATGGGCAAACGCTTTTTTTGTCATGACTCCTGCTGAACTCATGCTCATTGGTGGCATCGTCGTTGGCGCCATTGAAACCATCATTGCAGCCCTTCCTATTAAGCCCAACAGCACTGTTGAGCTTGTTATTGCCATCCTTAAGGCCATCTTCAAAACCAGCAAGTGATCATGGCTGAGCCCGTTTGCCTGTCTGAATTGTTCAAATACTACAAGCATGGTCTGCCGTATCAAGATGCAGCAGTGAAGATGCTTGAGGAGAAGCTCATGGCGGCCTATCCCGATCTCATGTCAAGAGAGCAGGAATGGTTCAAAGTGTGGAGTCAGGCAGGCAAGCAGGCAGCCCCTAAGAATTTGGTTCTCAATGTGCCCTATGAATCACAACGAGACAATAAAAGTGGAACAGGCTTCAGGGAATGCTTTAGCAGCAGTGCTGCTATGGTGGCAAAATTCTATGGGAAAGTGGGCAGTGATGATGAATACAATTCCATTCGCTCTCGTTTTGGTGATAGCACTGATGCTGCCAGTCAACTACAAGCGCTTCAATACGTTGGCCTTCGCGCTCAATTCAAACAAAATCTAGGCATTGCCGATCTTGAAAGAGAGACCAGCAATGGCCGTCCAGTGCTCACGGGATGGCTGCACCATGGCTCCTACCAGGCACCGTCTGGAGGCGGCCACTGGAGCGTTGTAGTGGGCACTGACGCAACGTCCGTCATCCACAATGATCCCTATGGCATGGCTGATACTGTTAATGGAAGTTACAAAAGTGCTCAAGGTGGCAAGTACGTTCACTACAGCAAGCAATATTGGCTGCCGCGCTGGCAAGTGGAAGGAGCCAATTCTGGCTGGGGAGTGCTCATCAGTCAATGACAAGAGCTGCATTAATCAATGCTTTGCTTTATGAGCTTGCAAAATGGCTCATCCAGCACAAACCAGCCCTTGCCTTTCACCCATTGATGATACGCTTGCTTGCATGGTGCAGGCCAGACTGGGAGCAATGGAAAGTAAGTGAGACAATGAAAAGCGTAGACAGCCAAGCTGCTGCCTTGGTTCAGCAATGGGAAAAAGATGACAAGACAAAGCAAGCCATCGAGTTGGTTCAAAAAGCTCAGCAACTATTCCCAGATGCAATAGTTACCAGCGTGCCAAATGCGCCTATTCCTTCCGTGATGATTGAAAAAGAAGCGGCGTCAAATGCAAGCGATGCAGTGAAGGCATTGGGAGGCGAAATGCGTATTGCCTCCCTTTGGTCCATTGACAATAATTAGACCACTGGCTTTGGTGAATATGCTTCGTCATATTCGGTTCCCATGCAGATCATCGCCTCGCTTACATTTTGAGGAGCAAAGCCACAAGCCATCATGAATTGATAAAAGGCGCGGCAAAGTGCTTCTGGACTTTCTCCGATGTAGGTGTGATCAATTTGTTGATACGAACAGCAGTCTCTTAACACTTCGTCGCAATTGAAACGATGGGAAAAGGAAAAGGAATTGACGACAGCCATGGCAAAGAAAAAGGCCAGCCCGTAGGCTAGCCCTGCATGATACGCTTGTCAATCAACCGCGACCTTGTCCTCGCAAAAGTTTACGACCGTGGCTTGGCTTGGAATGCTTTCCATCGCCTTGCTTCGTAAGTTTTGGGGCTGCTGCCTGATGCTCGCGCTTAAGGGCGCCACTGCCGCCTTTGCTCTTTACTGTCAATTAACCAGCCTCTAGAAAAAATGGAACGCCTCCAATACTAATGGGCACGCGAGCATTAGGCGTGATGCCACTTCCTAAAACCATGCTTCCCCCATCAACAAAATTCTCCACCGCGAGGCTAGTATTAATGGTGACCGTGCTGGTGGTAAGGCGAAAATTACCACCTTGATAGTCGTGCGTAAACAGAGCGTCAGACGATGGCGAGGGAGTGGTGCCGCTTTGACGAATGAACACTGCGCCCATCCTGCCAATGTTGTTCCATTCGCCCGTAATAGAGTCGCCCGTGCGATCCACATATAATGAAGGAACAATGCCACTAACCGTGGCGCTAATACCATTGATTTGCTGCTGAAAATTGCTTGTGGACCCTGCAATGCGTTGCACATCAACATTGCTCACTCCCGCGCTTGTAAATAACCCTCGTATGCGGTTGTAATCGGCAGTGGCTAAGCCAAGATTTGTTCTGGCCTGAATGGCATCAGGCAGGTCAGAAAAATTATTTTTACGGACTAGGCCTCTTGTCATTCGCCTTCTCCATTGCCTTCAATAATGCCCGAAGGGAGCTCGTAATTGGGAACTACTAGGAAAGTGGAAAGGCCAAAGTTTTGCACCAGTTGATAAAGCTCTGCCTTGTCCTCTTCCGTGAGGTCTAGTTCATTATCAATAGAAGCAAAGCAAGTATTAATGCCAGCAATATACGGACGACCAATGCGAGCATCAGCCAAGAAGGCAATCAACTCAGTGCAGTCTACATTGGCCTGTAAGCTTGTTGCAGCAGCAGCACGAGCTTTCTGGTAGGAAGTGCTGCCCATAAGAGCCTCGCTAAAGCCCGTCCAATTAGCACGTCCCAAAAGGCGCATATGGTCACGCTGTAGTAATTGTTCCGCTGAAAGATTGACAATTTGCCATTCGCTGCCCGTCCATCGTGCTTCCTGCAGGCGTGCGTCAAATACTGGCGCAGGGAAAGGCCCTGAATAGCCAATGTCGAACAAGCTTTCTAGGCTTGCGCCTTGCAAAGGAAGAGGCAATGGAGCAGGAATGCCATTGTGGTAAGAAAAGAACAGCATTGCCTTATGGTTTTGTTCTCATTATAGGCCACACAGTGGCACGTAGGAACTGTTGATTGCGAGCAAACTTGCCCCAACCGTACCAACTCCCCATGGAACGCCGAAGTGTCTTAAACCGAAGAGTGCCTTTCCTGTATCGTCTTACGGCTTTCATGGCATGACCACGAATGGAACGACGCAACAAACGATATTCAGCAAATGTTCGATAACCTAAAAAGTCTATACCTTCAACATGAGGAGGAAAAATTTGATGATTAGGTTTAAGCTCTAAATGCTCTTCTTTTAATTTGTCTTTCATTTCCCTGAGTAGGCAATGAAGAGTGTGTTTGTCTTCAGCAAATACAATTAAATCATCAACGTAGCGAAAGTAATATTTAATGCGCTTTTCATCTTTTAACCAGTGGTCGAATGGCGTAAGAGCAATGTTGCCAAAGTATTGACTTAAAT